AGATACGCCTGCCGGGTCTTGATTTCCTCCGGGGTTTCGGCCCCGAAGAGCCGTGCCACCTGGACGGTGGTCAGCATCTGCGGCAGTCCCATCACGCGCCTCCTTTGCGTGTGTGTTGCCGGACGGCGTTAGGAGAACCGCCCGGCCCTCTCCTAGAATCGGTGTCATCCCGCATTTGCGACGTGCGGGCCAAATAGTTAGGAGAAGAATTATGAGCGACAGACTCACACTCGGCACCGGAACCGGAGAACCGGTTCACGTGCTTCTTGCCGAAGTGCAGGACCGCGCAAGCCTTGAGGAAGACCTCATGGAGGCGGCCAAGAACGGTACGGTCGTGACCGTCAGCGGTTCCGTCAAGGGCACCGGCTCGGACACCATCCACATCAATCCGTCCAACGCATTGTGGTGGGCGGTTGACGACGCCCCTGCGCAAAGAGCCGGACGCATTTACTGACATCGCCATTTCGTGGTCAAGCTGCGCGTCGATACGCGGCTTGACCGCTTTCATGTCGTGTTCCGAAAACAGCAGAAGATACGCGGCGACACCGTCATCATCCTCGTAGCGGAACAGTTTGACGCATTCCTCGTCCGGAATCTCGATGTTGAGATCGTTCATTGGATTCTCCTTAGAATTGTTTTCATGAGTGATTGGTTTTTGCAGCACGGCGTCGAGCTCGCCGCATTCGTTTTCACGCTCTTTGTGACGATCGTTGGCTGGATCCTCGAGCACAAAAGCTCAAAAGAACAGGACAGGAAACGCAAGGAAGACATCAGACTGTTGCGGGAGCGGATTGATGCATCGAATGCCGCGGTTGCGGCGCTTCGTGATCAGGTGCGTGCCCTTGAGTCGCAGGCGGATGCCTTGCAACGCCAGGCGGCCATCCAGGAGGATGAGGCGTCCGTTCCGAAGTGGGAACTCCGTCAGGTGCAGAACCTCAAGCATTCCGTCGCGAACAACAATCCGTTCGATGCCAGGGATGTGAGGGTCGAGCTTTCGAATGGCAAGAAGTACGAGCTCGGTGACATATCGCGTGGTTCCGAAGCGAGCTTCATGTTCCGCGAACGTGGAGTGTGGGCCGGTTCTGACGATGATGTGCATATTACTTGGACACTTCCGGATGATCCGTCCCATCGGTTCTCCGTGATGAAACCGGTCCCTCCGTATCATCGGCCGTGACGCCGAAGATATGGCCGAGCTGGTTGCCGTCGAGCTTCCGCATCTTCGTGTATCTGATCAGGGTGAGATCGTCTCCCGGCAAGTACCACACATGAATCGGGTTCTCATCAAGACGTGCCATCTCCTGGTAGTCCTCCCCGATCAGTTCACAGAGCGTGTGAAACTGTTCTTCCGTCAATTCGTGGATGTCGATTTCAGTGAGTTCCATCGGATTCTCCTTTCGATTCAAGCGCTAGCGAGCGCTTCAGCGTCGGAAATGATTTCGGAGAGCTTGCGACCAGTGACTTGGCTGATCCGAACAAGCTCATCGAAGTTGAATGTTCCGCCGTTGAGCTTGCGGTTGAGGCTGTTGCGTGGAATGCCGGTTTTGATGCCAGCTTCCTCTTGTGTCAAGCCAGCTTTTTTGAAAGTAGCTTTCACTGCTTTACCGAGTTGTTGGGATGTCATTTGTTCTTTTAAGACCTTTTCGTGTTCCATACAGGACATGATAAGCCCAATAAAGACCTTTACAAAACTCGGCGTGTCCTATATGGAACTTTCATGTTCCAGTTGGAACTAAAATCCCTTGTATGGCACGTGGAACAAAGATTCCGACTATCGAGTCGAAGGCTCTTTCGATAGCGATTAAGCGCGCAATGACAACAAGAGATATGCGTGGTCCAGCCTTGGCTGATGCCTCAGGCGTACCTTATGGTACTTTGCGCAAAATTCTTGAATTAAACACTGTTGCCGATTACGAACAATTGCAACGCATCGCAACAGCGCTACGAACACCCTTGGCACAAATCATCGCCGACGCTGATGCACTCAGCAAAGACCCAGATGTTATAAGTGATTTTGAGACATCCCACGAAGATATTGACATCGATAAGTGGGCTGACCGTATCAAAACCGAAGATTCAATTAAAACCAAATAAGAAGGGAGAGCAGCAATGGAATTTGAAGAGAGCCTTAATCAGGTTGCCGCAAAGGTACGCGATCTGAAGGACGGAATCGAGACTGAAGAGGCTACGAAGAACGCGTTTATTATGCCGTTCATCGGCCAAGTGCTCGGTTATGATGTATTCAATCCAACCGAGGTTGTACCAGAATTCACCGCTGATGTTGGAGTGAAAAAAGGCGAGAAGGTTGATTACGCGCTCGTGCATGACGATCAAGTTCAGATTCTTATCGAATGCAAGAAGATCGAGGCACAGCTAAGTCTAGAGAACGCAAGCCAACTGTACCGTTACTTCGCTGTCACGAACGCACGTATCGGTGTTCTGACCAACGGACAAGTCTGGAATTTCTACATGGACATCGACGAGCCGAACCGCATGGATTCCAAGCCGTTCCTCGTTCTAGATCTCCTCGATATCGATCCGACAGTACTGCCGGCATTGCAAAAGCTGACAAAGCCAGCATTTGATCTCGATTCAATCGCCAGCAGCGCGGAAGAACTCAAATACGTCGGAGCACTCAAAAGGGCCATTGGAGAGGAATTCAAGAGCCCATCCGACGAGTTTGTAAAACTGCTCGCTAGCCATGTGTACGATGGCTCCTTCTACGCTTCCGTCATGGATAAATTCAGACCGCTGGTCGGTAAGGCTCTTAAACAATTCCTCTCTGACCAGGTTAATGACCGGCTCAAGACCGCCCTAGGCGCCGATGACATTAAGGTTGGAGTGATGGAGGCTGACGAATCCGGCGAGAATGAAATTGCCGAGGATGAATCCGAAAGCAAGGAAGATGATGGAATCATCACCACTGAAGAGGAAATCGCTGGATACCGCATTGTCAAAGCCATTGCCTGCAGCGATGTTGATCCAGAACGAGTGACCATGAGGGACGCGAAGAAATACTGCGCAATATTCCTTGATGACAACAACCGCAAACCGATCGTTCGCCTTTATTTCAATACCAAACAAAAATATCTTGGAATCTTCGACGAGAATAAGAACTGCGAGCGCATGCCCATTGATACGCTCAATGGTATCTATGCATACTCTGAACAAATTCGTGAAGAGGTACGCCGCCTTCTCTAACAGACCATTTGAAAATAGTTCGAGTCCCGATGTCCGTTTAATGAATGTCGGGACTCTGCTTATAGAGGCCGCCCGCGCCTACGAAGCCCGCGAGCGCGAGTCCCAGATCGCCGATGACCTGGCCGAACCGAGGTTCGAGGATCTCTCTCCGTTTGACTTGGCCGCCAGCAGAGACGGGAACCGCGACCTCGAAGCCGAAACACCAGACGAATGACGAGGACTCGCCGAAGTCTTGCGGAAAAAGGAGCGAATCAATATGATTGCACATGACAGTACCCCGCACGCGAGCGTTTCTAACGCAGCGAACCAGGCGGGGTCGTTTCATTTTTCAGACATGAAGGAAGCGCTCTCGCTCGACAGGCAGGTAGACCGTCTGCGCGAGCATGGAATCACCGTCGCCGACGACGACGCAGCGGCCAAATGGCTATCGGAAACGAACTATTACCGAATCAGCGGCTACTGGCTCACCTTGGAGCACGATGGCAAAATCATTCCCGGCACCACATTGGACGACATACGTGAGATATACCTTCTCGACGAAGGACTCAGATCATGGCTGTGGAAAGCTATAGAACCAATAGAGATCAAGGCGCGCACCACATTCGCCTACCACATGAGCCTGGCGCTTGGACCCCTCTCCCACGAGGACCCCGATAACTTCATCAACGCCAAAGCACACAAGAAATCAATGGATTCATACCATCGCGAACGGGAACGCGCGCTGAGGGACGGCATACCCTGCGTCACGCACAACATGAACAAGTACGGCAATCTGCCGGCATGGGCCGCAGTCGAAATCATGTCGATGGGCACTGTCTCACGACTGGTAGGCAATCTCGCACAATCTGCCACTTACCAAGACGGCCGATCAGTAAGGGACGCCATATCCGACGAATTCGGAACGACCTACTATCTCCTCAAAAGCTGGCTGCGCCATCTCACATACGTCCGTAACCTCTGTGGACACCACAACCGGATCTACAACCGCTCCATGACCACAAAAGTCACAATGCTGAAAAAGGACCTGCGTTTCAACAGTCCGAAAGCCTTCCCGTCAATCATCACGCTCATGCGAATCTACGAGAACCTGTGGCCTGATCGTTGGGGCGAACTAGCCACGGACCTTGTAGAGCTATTCGACTCTCGCCCAACAGTAGATATCATCCCATTAGGATTCACATCTGACTGGAGGCAGATCATCAGACTAAGCGGGGAGGGAAACGTAAACGAGTAATACGAACAACAGCATCGCATCAACCGTTTTGCCGCTGCATAGGTTCAAGACTCTTCAAAAGCAAGTAGAAGAGGCCCATGTCCATATCGTCGAGCAACCGTTGCCGGACGGACTGTGCGGCGCATGGCACGAGGCGAGCCGAACCATATTCCTCCATGACAGGCTCAACCAGCGCCAACGCCGCTGCACATTGTGCCATGAGCTCATCCACGCGAAATACCACGATTCGGGATGCGGCACCTCGTACGGCGCCAAATGTGAGCTCCGGTGCCGTAGGGAGACGGCGTTGGTACTGATCAGTCCGGTGAACTATGGGATGGTGGAGCAGGTGTACGAGGGCAATGCGTGGATGATAGCCGTGGAGCTCGGCGTCACCATCCAGGTACTGACGGACTATCGGCAGCTGCTCCACGATTCCGGCGTGTGTGTGCAGTGAAGCGTAGACTATTGTCTGACCGTTTTTGAAGGGAGAAAAAGGTTATGTTCGACTCCGGAGAAAGTTTCTTGTTCATACTCGTCG